ATATCTGCGGTGCTTTTTGCGCATGGCATAAGTCCCTCCTAGCAAGTCTTCAATCAGCATCCAATGCGGCTCTTGCGAATACCACGCTGATCCAGGGTCCTCGACGCGGGTGACGCGGCGCTCAGTTGCAGGGCGGTCGTAAGAGTTATAGCCTGAATACATCTCGGGTCGCCTGGTTGCCAACAGTGTAAAGCCGCAGGGCTGGTATTACCCAATCCTGCGGCTAAAGAACCTCAGCTAGCCAATCATCACCTCACCAGATCTCACCCGAGCGGACCTCGGCTGACCGGACCATAACTACTCTCCAAAGAGAGCAGCAGTGGGAGCCGAAGCCCCCAGTGCTGCCGTCTGCAGCCCTTAGCAAGCCTGACCGTGCCGCACCACATCTTGACTGAAACCGCCATAGCAGATCTGGGTTCCAAAGAACCCAGCGGAGAGCCCCGAAAGGCTCAGCGCTGAGATCATCAGCTATTGCCGCACCCGAACCGACCCTAGCTGACCGCACCCTAAATCGCCAGACCGGACCTCGCCGGACCGCACCTAATCTGCCTTTATTGAAGGCAGCAGAGAGGGCCGTAGCCCTCAGTGCTGACATCACCGCACCAGTCCTCGCCATAACACGACTGGCATCTCCATGAAACTAAGCAGCCGCACCGCACCACATCTGGACTTACACCACTTGGATGCCAGCAGTAAAGCGCCCATGCTTGGGACGCCAGTCGCCTAAGCCGACCAGCTTGCCAGCATCAATGGCGATCTCTTCAATGTCGCGCAGGTTGAGCACATCAGGATCAAACTGCGCAGTGGCAACTAGGCTCCAGTTGCGGAACATCGGCCTAGTGCGCATGACCTTGGCCATGCCAACCTTGACGCCTACCGTGTGAGTAAACTCACCGCTCAGGAATAGGTCGCTGAGCGTCTCGTCGGTGATCGTAACGGGCTTGCCTGGAAACTCAAGCGATGCGTGCTCAGTAAAGAACATGCCGCATTTAGCCTGCGGGCCACGCTTTGACTTCTTGGCGCCGTTGATAAACACAGCTTCTAGTACATAGTCTGGGATCACGATGTCATCCTGAAAGCGGTACAGGCCAGCCAGCCATTCAAGCCTGGCCATTTCTTCGTAGTCGGCATCAGTCTTTTTGCGTTTGCCGCTGATCGCTTTCATTGCTTTTGAGTAGATATTTCGCGGATCTGCTGTTTGCCCGTTGTGGCACAGCAATGGGCTCCCGCCCGAAATTGTGATCTGGATCGTAGTCAGGTCGGACACGTTGTAATTGCGATGGAATAGAGAGTGATGGCGCCGCAACGCTGGTGTGCTGCACTTGCTTGCGTGGATCTAACTTGAATCGCTGTTGCCTGACTGAATTGGTAATGCCGTCGTGGCAGATTGAGCACAGGGTCAAAAGATCCGTGATTTGCTCATTGCCAAACGAGGGGTAACGGTAGTCCGGCGGTCCAGCATTCTTGTGATGCACTTGCAAAGATGACCAGCTCAGTTCTTCCAGTTGCGCAGCAGTAATGCCGCACCCTTGGCAAGTGTGCTGATCGTGCTCCAGGCGCTGTTGGCGCTTGCGTTGCCATGATGCTGATCTGTAATACGCCTCCATTTGCGGTATGGTGTGGGTCGATCCGGTTGGATCGTGCTCTGATCATACCACAATCACACCATGGCGCAAGGCACCCGCGTTCAGCTCATACTCCCGCAGTCAGTTGCGGATCTGCTCAAAGCAAAAGCCAAGGCGGAAGGGCGCACCGTTTCCAGCCTTGGCTCGTATCTGATTGAGTCAGCGCTCAAGCTGCCGTCAGTGTAACGCTGTTGCGGCTCACCTTAATTTCAAACTCATCACCGGGCTTAAATGCTTCGGTGATGTATGCGCTACCAACCATTAGGTTGCCGTTGAATTGCACCTTGGTCTTGTAGCTGAGCTTGCGGCCTGCTTTCTTGCTGGTAGTGGCCAAGCTGATGCCTTTGGCTTCCAGCAATGCCTCATAGAACTGCGTGAAGCAAACCTTGTCATCTTTGACGTAGCCGCAAGCGCGCACGATGTCAGTTTTATTGCAGTCGCCAAGTTCCTTGACTTTAGCGAGCAGTTCAGATCCGATCAGCATTGGGTAGTGAATGGTAAGCCTGGTCAATATAGCCTTATACCGGTTCCACGTCCAGCGCCTGCATGTAGTGGGTTGAACTCACGCCAGATGACGTAACCCAATGCATCATTCATGTGGTCATAGCCGCCATCCTTATCGGGATCGCCTTTTTCGCTGTAGCTTTGCAGCTCTAAGCATTCGATCACCTTGCGGCAGGTGGCTGCAATGGTAAGCCTGACTTGACCTTTGCCATTTTCCAACAAAGCTTGAACAGCAGCCACGCGATCACGAACGCCAGGGTTGCTCTTGGGTGATTGGTTGCTGAAGCCATAGGACTCCAAGATCTGGATATCGGTCTGCGTTGCATTGGTGCTGCGGTTGCCGCCGCTGGCATCTGGGTATGCGTAGATGCGGTGATCGGGGTAACGCCGCTTGATCTCCTGTGCTAGGGCATCGGTGTCATGCGCGCCTGAGATCTCATCAACTACTAGCAGGGTGTTGCTTTGCCTGATGGCGATGACAGCCGACATGTTGCCAATGTTGAAGTCAACGCCAACGCGCAACGGTTGCTCGCTGATGTCCGGCAGATCGGTGACAATGTGCTTATCGCGGTCAAAGCGGTCGTATACCTGGCCAGTAGTGAGGTTGACAAACTCGCCATCGAGGTATGCGCGCAGTAGCTGTGGGTCGTAGTTGGCCTGCAGGCGCTCGATGAAGTCCGGCGGTAGGTGCGGGTTGTCGGCAGTGCGCATCTTGATCAGCTTGCGATCAGTGCGCTGCTGGGCGTCATCACTGCCAAAGGTATTCCACATCCATCTAAAGCCCTCGGGCGTGGATGCTGCTGCAAACTGCCTGACATTGCCTGACCGCAATCGACCAAGGATCTTGGGAAATGCCTTATTGGCGATGGCAGGTGTCACGGTGTCGATCTCGTCCGCCAGCACCCATGCAAGGTTGAGGCCAATGATGCGTGACCAGTTCTCAAACGATCGGCACAGGATCTTGGTGTCACCGCCTGGTAGGTGCAGCATGTACTCCGGCAGCGGGCTAGCGCGGAAGGTATAGGGGATTGAGTAGGACTCTAGGAAATCATCAAAGTCTTGCACCCAGATGTCGCGCACCAGGATCCCGGTCGGCTCCATCACGCAACCAATAAAGCCCTGATTGGAAAGCGCAAGCATCACTGCTTTAGCGCATAACGCACGCGTCTTGCCGGCGCCATAGCCAGCCGAGATGCCAATGATCTGCGTGGCAGTGTCATCAACAAACGCAAGCTGGCCAGGGTGCAGGTCGTTGCGGATGCTTACCAGCAGCTCATCCATGGATGCCGCTGTAGGCATCTCCATGAAACTAAGCAGCGGCGTATCTTCGCAGATGCCGGTGATCAGGCTCACTTCATTTCAAACTGCAGTAGCGAAGCCTGAGCCTTCAGGAATTGCAGCGCCGCAAGTCGGTTGGTCGTAGTGACGCCTTCCTCGCGATCTTCAGGATTTAGCTCCTGCCATCTCCAATCTTGCAATTCAGCAACGGACTGTTCCAACCACTTAGGGCGCTCAATCTCTAGGTCACGCGATAGCAGTTGCCGTGCTTCTGCAAGGTAAGTTTCACCTGTTCTTTCGCTTACTTTCCATTTTTCCGTAGCATGACGAAGGATTCGATACCTAGAGGCCCCTTTGATCAGGAGCCTGTAGATCTCATGCACCCGTAGGATTTTTTCGTGTTCGGTGCCCTTACGCGCCATTGCTGTTAACTACGAATTTGCACAGGCATTATCAGGTAAGTCTGATCTGGTGCATTGGATGGCGTCAAGACTACAGGAGTAGTTGCGCCATTTGCTGACAGTGTAACAGTTTCCGAAGACCTAAATGCTTTTAAGCCATCTAGGAGGTAGTGAACGTTGAATGCCCAAGCGCCTGCTGCAGTGCCGGTGTAGGTGATGATCTCCTTGCCGTTACTGCCATCGGAGTCGGCGGTAATAGCAATGGCACCTGATCCAGCGACCATCTTGACAACTGAGTTATGCGCTTCGGCGATAAGTGCTACGCGCTCAAGGCATCGCGCAAAGCGATGACGGTCAAGGGTGATGGTGTGCTCAAAGGTTGGCGGAATGAGCTTGGCTACATCGGGATAGGTGCCATCGAGGATACGGCTGTAAATGGTGATGCCATCACCTGCATCGATGACGGCCTGACCAGCGGCTGTAGCAATACCAACGGTGCGATCCTGCAACAGCTTCATGGTGCTGGCTGGCAGGGTGAGGTTAATGCCATCGGGCAATGCCACCGGCAGCCGCACTAAGCGATGCCCATCGGTGGCTTCCATGTAGCCGCTTGCAAGGTGGATGCCTTGGAGGATCTGCTTGGAAGCATCGCTGCTAGCAGCAACCAGGCAAGCGCGTACGCCAGCGGTGATGTCCAGGTCGGCGCTAGCAGCCTCTACAACGGGCATCGCGGGGTAATCCGCAGCATCGGACACTGCAAGGCCATAAGAGCCCCCAGGAGCGCTTACAGCGCCATCTGTGATCTCCACAGCCTCGCCAGTGTCTATGCGGCTTACAAGGCCAGCCAGGAGCCGATACGGCAGCGCCACAGCGCCAGCATTATTGACCACGGCTGGAATGGTCACCGTGATGCCTAGGTCGAGGTTGTAGCCGGTAATCGTGACATTGCCACCGCCAGCGGTGATGAGGCAGCAGTCAAGGATCGGGTGTGAACTGCGGACGCCAACTGCAGGCGCAATGGTGCGCAGTGCATGGTCTAGATCAGCTTGCGAGATTGTGAGCTTCATTTAATGCAGTGAGGATGTTGTTGTAATCGTCTTGAAAGCTGACGACGAGTTCCATGGGGATGGGGACGCCGTCATCTTGAGCATTGTCGCGGATGGCATGGGCATAGGCCATCGCTTGCGTCATGCAGTCATGTAGCCGGTTGATGACCGGCGACTGCTTGGCGGGAATGTTGATCAAGTCTGGTGATGACATAAGCAACGAGATATTCAACCTGCTGCCGAGGCAAGTCACCGCGCATAGCGCTAACTGCATCAGCAACCAGCGCATGGTACTCCACCGTGTTCAACCGTGCAACGGGCAGGCTTAACGCTTTGTTGCGAATGAACGCTGAGCGGCTGGTGCCTGCTGCCGCCGCTTGGTGGTCCAAAGCGGTCAGGTCAGCGGGCTCAAAACGGACTTTGATCTCTTGCATTTGGGGGCGGACGCAAAAATTAAGGCTATGACTGGGGTTTCAGCGAAGGCGGACGCAAATTGCACTAAGGCGGACGCCAAAAGCCTTGCAAACACTAGGCGGACGCAAAATCCGCCTTCTCCTACTCCCCCCTATAGTTTACATAATGTTCACCTTGCTACATAACCATTGTTTTTTCTATAGGCGTTTATATACCTCTATTTGCGTCCGCCTAAGGAAAAGATAGTAATAGCAAGGGGTTTAGCGTCCGCCTTTGCGTCCGCCAGGGGTGGTAGCGGACGCAAGTTGCGTCCGCCTAACCCGTCACCATGAGTCCAGCTTGAGACCATTGATCAAACGGTCTCGGCTCTTACCGGACCTGGCGGACGCAAGTTTCGGGAAGATCTGCCGCAATGCAGGCACCAAAAGCCGAGCCGCCTTGACGGTGCGGTCAGCCGGCGGGTCCACCAACCAGCGGTCACGCTCGTCGATGTAACCCTCCTCGCGGTACCAAGCATGTAGGGCATCCCATACCCGCTTTACTGATACCTGGGCGCCTTCCTCATAGGTAAGACCTACGGCATCGCAGAACTCCCATAGGTGGCAACTAGCGCGGCGGACATCTTCCATTGCCTGCCGGCCAGTGGCGTAGTCAATGCCATCGCTCATGCTGAGCGCCATACCTTCAAGCAGCCAATTAAGGAAGGCAGGGCATATCTGCTGCTGGATAAAGGATGGGTCATCTTTAAGGCGTGGGTCGGCTTGTATGTGGCTTGATTCGGTAGGTGTTGCCATAAAGGTCTTAGAAAACCGGAATACATGAAACCGGGTCTCAATAGCAACCTGATCACCGGACAGCGACGGATCCTTGTTGAGGTTGAACACAAACAGCGCAGATGGTACAAACTGCGATTCCTGTACACCTTTCAGCTCGTACGACAACTCCTCACCGCTAATTGCAGCTTTTAGTGACTGCAGGTTGTCAATATGGACAAACTGGCTGTTTTCACTAGACCAGTTGACGGATGCACCACGAAGCGGCGCTATGGGGAACTTGCGGCCTTGGTCGTACTGGCGAAAATCAGCAAGAGTGCAGGATGTGAAGTTGCGGCTGCCGAGGGTGTCGCGCAGTGCAGTGCGAATGGTGTCCTTACCGTTGGAGCCAGCGCCGATCATGAGCACTGCTCTTGGCCTGCCGCGTGTGGCGCGGTACTTGGAGAGGTCAAGACCACTGCCAAGGATGCGCTGCAGTGTGTCGCGGTCACCTGCTTCTACTGCTTCCAGTAGCCGCCATAGATGCTGACCATTGGCTTCGGGGTCGTAGTTGTAGCTGGTGACGTAGGTGAAGGCGCGGTCTGGGTGCTGCGGCTCAAAGGTGATGTCTAGCTTCTTGCCGCTCCACAGCCAGGAGACCACGCCATTGGCGCAGTTGATGGCATTGGATGGGTTGACGGGTACTGGCTCCAGTAGCCGCCGCATCCATGCAAGAGCTTCATCGACGTATTTAGGGCGCTTCCATGGGTGGCACTGCTCACCGGTTTTGCTGTCAACTACATGCAGCATGGAAAGCAGCCGAGCAAGGCTGGGCGCTAATTCCTCATCTGTTGTGGGCTGGTAATGGGTGCCGCACCAACGGTGGAGGATGCCATCAACGCAAATCCAGCGGATGTCTGGGTACTCAAAGACGTACTTAACAGCCATATCAAGCCATTCGGTATCTGTCTTGTTGTAGAGCTGGCAGTTGATGGCATCTGTAGTGGTGGCATCTTGCTGGCGTGGCTGCCGGCGTAATGGCGTTGGCGGCTGCCAACCGTGATGCCGTGCCCAGTACCAGAAGGTGCCAGCGGTGATCTGGTCACCACCTGAGCTGGCGACCTGCTCAAGACCTTGCCATTGCGGGCTGTGCTGCTGCATTAATGCAGTAGCGGTGGCGGGGTCTCCTACTGCTTGGATGAGGCCCCAAAAGATGTTGCGGTAGATGTGGTAGGTGCCGGTACCTGGCTGGCGTGATGGGATAGCGGCTAGGGCTTCGCGGATTTCATCAATGCCGCGTTCGGCGTGCTCGGTGTAGGCGCGCGCTGGCTTTTCGTGCTGGTAATAGGTTTCAGACGGCAGCACCGACTCGATGTCAGATACGGCGTAGTGGTGGCCGCTGCATGACACCATGCGGCACTGCTCACCAAGGCCACCATCAGCGCCAGCGTGATAGGTACCTGGCAACCGCATGACGCGGGCAGCGTTTTTGATGCTGCGGTCGGCGTCGCAGTAATCAAGCAGGCGGGCTTGGACTAGCTCCCAATGCGCTGGTGTTATGGGGTCAGCCAGTACCCAATAGTTGTGGATGGATTTGCCGCCAGTGTCGATCTGCATAGTCGGCTCTGGCAGTTTGAGGTCTTGCCATGCGGTGAGCTGCCATTCCTTGGGGCGGTCATCCCATTCAGCAAAGAATGCGCGACAGGTGGTGATGTCGGCGTTGGTGTCACCGCCGTCGTTGACGACGACATAAACGCCGCGGCCTTCGGACTGCCATTCAGTGATAAGGCGCTTGCTGCTGCCGCCTTTGCGGCCTTTGTCGGTTGGCTTGTCGGGATGGTCAGCGTGTAGGAATGCGCGCAGCCTGATAGCACCTGCCGGCTTGCCGAGAAGGGCAATAAACCGACGGGCCTCGTCGAAGTCGATTTCTTTCATCGGTTAGTGGCTGGCAGGATGCCGTCGCGGTGAAACCGGATTGACTGGTCCAGCAGCAGCCGGATAGCAGCACTACGGGAGATGGTGTCACCACGCCAGGCGTCAAGCCATTTCAACTGGGTCGGCGCCAATCGCAGCGGTATCGGTCGGGCTAGGGGCATGGCTTGACAATGGTATACGGTTAGTATACGGTATGCAGGCCATACGCCAACGGGAGCATGGATCAAGACCATGGAGCCATGGTGTGCCGCAAATGCGGTAGCACCAACATTGAAGTCTGGGAAACGCCTGAGCTGACCCATTACGGCAAGTTCATTTGCGTTGACTGCGATTGCTTTAATGGCTGGGCACCAAAGCCACAGGAAAACAAAAACGATCGTCCAAAGCGCAACAAAAAATTGCATGACAAGTACGGGAAGGATTTTTGCCAGTTGTGCTTGCGCGAGCCTGACAGGTCAGGATCATTGCCTAATGAGTCGGTGCTGGAAGCTCATCACGTCATTTCTTTGAAGGAAGGCGGCAGTGATGAGCCTGAAAATCTTTGGACTGTTTGCACTGATTGCCACAAGCTGATTCATGCTCGCAGGCTTGAATTCAGCAAATATCTCTTTGAGGTTGAATGACCGCTATGGACCTGACAACTGCATTTGATCATCGCCTTGAACATGTGCCTGATAGCTGGAAAACCCCGCTCGTTGATGTTGTAGACACGTTTGAAACAGTGCAAATTGGCCTCAAATGTATTGGCATTGAAGATCCTTTTGTATTAATTGAAGCAGTAAAGCTTGTCTTGGATCGGCGTGACAAAGAACAAGCCAAGATGGAAATGCTGATCCGTCAGGAGTTTGATACATGACCTACAAAGACTTCCTTGACCAAAAGACACACGAGGGCGCAACGCACGGGTTTGATCCGGTGTTCATGCCCGACCAGCTTTTTGACTTTCAGCAATCGCTGGTTGATTGGGCTGTGCGCAAGGGTCGCGCTGCGATCTTCGCCGACTGCGGGCTAGGCAAAACCGCTATGCAGCTCACATGGGCTGAGAACGTGGCGCGCCACACTGGTAAGCCGGTGCTGATCTTGACGCCGTTGGCTGTTGCTGCGCAGACCATCCGCGAGGGTGAAAAGTTCGGCATCGAGTGTCGCCGCAGCAGCGATGGCACCGTGTCGGGCCGCATCGTGATTACCAATTACGAGCGACTTGAGCATTTCAAGCCAGCAGACTTTGCCGGGGTGGTGTGCGATGAGAGCAGCATCCTCAAGAGCTTTGATGGCGCCCGCCGCAATGAGATTACCGATTTCATG